ATAAGGTCATGACTTGTCGCCTCCCCAGAGCTTGGTAAAAACACGTTCCACGATCGTGACGGAGACGAGCCCCAACAGAAATGCGGAGGCAGTGAGGGCGCCCATGGACCCGGGTGCGTCATGGTCAATGGGGCCAAATATGGGGCTCATCACAGAGGGTCCAAAGATCCCGACACCGAAGGCGACGGCGCCACCTACGAAGATGACCCGCAGGCTCTCACGCCATCCTGTCTTCAGGACGGCAGCTCTCACGGAGCCACCTAGAGCCCCAAAAGCCGCAAGGATCAAGGCTTTCTGGCTGAACACCTGAGCGAACATATCCGGCTCCTGATTGCTCATCAGACGAACCCAGCATCTTCAAACCGCGAAGTCTCTTCGACATCTGAGGTACCGCTGGTGTTCGCAACGACATCCTCTCCGATCGCACGGAGGTACAGGGCAAGATACCCGTCACCTCGTTCCACCATCTCCTTGCCGCCCATATCAGAGATATACTGGGAAGCCACGAAGAGCTGTAGAGCCATGACCATATTGGGGGCTATATCAATTACATCGGTGCTGGGGTCAGTCAGCTCCGCATGTTTGGCGTGGTACTGGATCCGGATCTTGGGACCGATATAGAGGCTGTCCTCAGGATCCCGATAGGCAGCCGAGAAACGGACACTGTTGTAAACCGGGGTGGTAATATGCCCACCGGTATTGGGCTGGTACCGCCTGCCGTCGGCATTGTAGACATCAAGCACCTTGACGAAGGCTGCATCCACAAAAGGATCCAGATCAGTGGTATCGAGGTAGCCGGCACCGTTGGTCAGGTCATACCGAGCCTGGTCTGTCACGAACGTCAAATCAACCAGCTTCCGGATCAGAGGAAGCTTGGTCGTGATGTCGATAAGACCCTGGTTTGTGAGATTGTGAACCGTAGCAACGTAGTCCGGGCAGATCTCTCCGAGGTTCGTGTTATCCACCGCTGAGGTATTTTTGAGCTGACCTCGTGCCAGGCGTTCTGCGAATTTGACGTAAGTGATTGTCATAGCGACCTCTCATTCGACTAGACCACGTAGGATCCAAAATTTCCGTCATCAACGTCCGCGTGTGAGTCCAAAGCACCCCAGATATGGACATTTCTGTGTTCCTCTTCGAGAGTCACCTCCGGCACGTTAGGCTTCCAGGGACACATGTATTGGAGCATAGAAACCGTGTCAATACAATCATCCTTGCCCTTGATCCCATCCTTGGTGGCCAGAGCGATCTGCTCGATAAATAGCCCAATCATTTCAGTCTTCTTCAGCTCTTCGGGAAAGAAGATTTTACCAGCCTTGAAGAGGGGAACTACCATATTGAACCGAGACAACTTGTCTGTAGCAGGACGAATTCCTGTCTTGCCATTATGGGTCGTCAGATTGAACCAGAATTTCCGGTAATCCATTTCAGCCTCAATCCATTGGATAAACCCTTGCTGCTGCCCGGTAATTTCCACACCAACACCTTGCGGCCCGTATTCTCTGGCCAATCTGAACAGATCGTTGATCGTCACGTCCATGGTCTGCCGTTTGCACACACCGTCCACCAAAATCCAATTTTCCTGGTGATCGTAGGCCCACACACCGATGACTGAATAGTCCGCGGTCTGTTTAGAAGAGGTGGCAAAATCGGTTGTGATGTAAAAGTTGTAGAGGTGCTTGTTGGCCAGAATTTTGGCTCTCTTGGTCCATAGGATCTCCGCATCCTTAACCAAACGAGACTCATCCGTTGTAATTCGGAGCATCAACTCTTGCCGGAAGTTCTTCAGTTTGCCTTCCTGCTCGGCTGATTCGTACTGCGCCTTCACATAATCGAACGTGAACCGATCTTCCCAAGCTCCCCTGAATTCCTCGCGCGTACACGGGAACCTTTCACAGATAGGCCAGACGTTGACTTTCCAGGCGCCACTCTCGATCGCCGAGTAGACGATATCCTCCTTGTTGAAGGGGGTACCATTCATGATCATCTTGTTCCGGGTCGGATCCAAGGCATACTGGACGCCCGAATACACTGTGTCCTTGATAGCCTCCATGGCAGTGGCCGATTTGGAGTCAGCATCGGAAACCAGATCATCCATGATGGCCAGCACCGGCCGTTTGCCGAAGATCTTGGTTCCACGGATACCGGACTTGGCACCGAACATCTTCACGCCCAGCATGTGGCCGGACTTGTTCGTGAACTCCAGGTAATTCTCGGTGAAACGGGCATGAGGGATCCACGCCTGGAGGAACTCGGAGTTGTTGTAGCGGAACTCGATCGAGTTGCGGGCAGATTTCACACCATTGTCCATGGAGTCAGAGATATAGAGCATCCCCGTCACCTTGCCGAACCCCGGCAGCTCCCCAAACATGGCGAGAAACAAAACCAAATACTCCATGAACAGTGTAGTCTTCGCTGTACCACGAGCACAAAGGTTCGCAATCTTCGGATGGTTCTCGGCTAACAGATCCAACATGGCAAGGTGCATCACTGGCGTTTTATTGTCCTCACCAATATCTCCATTAACCAGTTTAATGAAGTTCATGAACATTAGTGAGAACTTAGATGGGACATAATTGGCATTGCTATTCAGCAGCCCGAAATCCACCTCATTGAGGTAGTCATCGACCGTTTTAGGTTTGACGTAGAGTTCGGGTACCTGGTTCACGGGTTGATTACCTTCATAGCCGTGCCGGCAATGTCATTGGCGGAAATATTGGGGTCATGGGCGATGGAGTTTAGTTGGCGTTCACTCATTTCAACTAAGGCCATTTCGAGTGCGGCCATACCATCATTCAAGCCAACCTCAATCTTCAGTTCGGCCTTGTTCACCACAGGCTTGGCCAGATGGGTCAGAAGGCTGTTGGCAGCCTCACAGCGAACCTTGTTGGATACGGTGAGATCCATCATAAGATCATGCTGGGTCTGGAGAGCATCCTGATGCATTCCCTGGTTCAGCACCCAAGACGGGACGATTGCCCGTTCCATGACCTTGGTGACCAAGGCGCCTTTGTTGTAGGCGGTGACGATCGAGGAAATATCCTTGGGCGACTTATTTCGATCCATCATGGACTGATGCCGATCGGGAAAAGTGGAGATGTAGGATTGCATGTTCGATTTGCCCATGACCTTGTGGCTCACGTACATCACGGCGCTCACGTAGTCTCCGACCTTGTACCGGCCCTCCATAAGCACCTGGGAGAATGTGACAAAATTCTCGCGCATATACCGGGCTTCCTCGGGATCGCTCGACAGAGAGTTGAGCTGATCAACCATGTACGGCGTTATATTGTTCCGGAAGTTAGCCGGCAGAGAGTCCCGAACTTGTTCTAGTGTAAGCATTGCCTATTCACCTCGTCTTGTGGTACATGGTTGTTTACGCGCTCTCTATACCCTGAACTCAGACTGGAAAGCAAGCCCATGACCATATGCACGACAAATTACACCTGCGTCCCTGTCTGGTATGACAATACAGCCGTTGACGTGATCGCTCAGATCGGTGGGCCGAGCGCCCCTGACTTGAATGTGACCGTTATCGCTGGTACTGGCACCGTTCAGTTTCAGGTGAAGGATGACCAGGATGCCTGGTTCACGCCGGCAGATGCCTCATACACGATCACGGTTTCCAATATCATCCGGATGCCTCGGGCCAACATGCCTGAGATGCGGGTTCTGGCCACAGGCGACGCTCTCTTCGCGATTACCGGCGCCCTCACCTAATGGCGAACCAACGAACTCCAGACACCAATTCCGTCCGGAACCACAAGGTTGAAAAACTCATCCTTGAGGGATCTCGGTTCGTGTCCTCCGTCCTGGGACACGGGGCACATGTGATATCGGCTCCGCTCGCCCCCTCCTTCTATAGAGACCCCATCATCACCGGACCCCAGGTCATTGGAGAGGCTTTCGCTCCTCCACTGCTGACCTGTGAGGCCGAGTCCTTCAACTCATCCCCCCGTGGTGTGCTTACCTACCAATGGAAGCGAGACACGGTAAACATCACCGATGCGACCTCGATC